ATCTATGATTTCGATGTCAAAGCATGGGAAGAGAAAATTTGTTTGAAACTTTTGAACTTAACAGCAGAAGTTAAATGTGAGTTGATTGAGCGCGCTTACATCAGCAGAAGAGAAACACCACCAGACATTAGAAAAATTGCTTTTGGTTTGAATGTTGATTTCATGGATACTAACGTAGTTTTTGAAGACGTTGTTTATCGCAAGAGAAGCGGCTTGCTATCTGGTCACCCAGGAACGTTCATGGAAAATTCAGAGATTCATGAAATGTTGGTTGGATTGATTTTCAGAAGAATTCTTCGTAAGAAACATCCTGCATGGGCAACAGTTCAATTCATCCACGACAACGTCAAAACAATAAAGGCAGCAGATGACATCCAGATTGCCTTATCCCCGAAAATGAGAGTCCTCGTGTCCCAAGAAGACATAATTAAAGGTTATAATGACCTTAAATTTGAGTTGACCTCAGCAGACAAAATTTCAGAAATTAGAGCCAAGAGGCTCGAAGAAAGCCAATTTTTGAAACATCACTACCGTTTGAACACCGACGGTACTTACACTGCAGACCCCAATACAAGCATAATTTATCAGCTTTTTAATTGGGTTCGTACAGACACAAAGTTGACTAGAGACGCACAATTCACAGTCAACGTTGAAAATGCTTTCAGATTTGCCTTTTTCAAAGGCAGAGAAAAATATGAGGAAATTAGAGCTCGTTACAATCAAGCAGCTCTACCTCATAACCGGAATTGGTCCTATGATTATGACGTCATGGCTGCCATAATGCAGCAAAGACAATTAGATATAGATCATATCAATAAGTCTATCATATATCCAAATCCTCAGGAATCTGAGGACTATCCAGATTACGACTACTAGACAGTAGAAATTAATGTAAATTAGTCGTAGTTAATAGAAATAGTATTTCTAACGGCCCACCAGAAGTCGAGACATCTTAAAGGTTTAGAACCTTTGATCTGCTCGAGAGTGGGAATTAGCTTTACAAGGAACGTCTTAAAACGTTAGAGTTTTGACCTGTCCATATTACTAACCGATAGTTCTTTAACTTTTATTTTTTCCAATACATCATTAATCTTTTTTTTAGAGCTATAAATTGATTTTTTAGATTACTTTTCAATTGGTGATTGGTTTTTTGTTACTTTCGGATTTCTTTCTATTTCTATTTCTTATCCAAAC